AGTGGATTACCAGTAGCGGATCAATTAAAGGGATTGGCTGCCGGCGCGTTTAGTAAAGTAACAGCAGGATTCAAAGCATTAAAGGCAGGTGTGCCTCAAAATCTAACAACAATAGCGGCACAAAATAGTGAAGACAAAGCAAAAGAAGACGCATCCGGAGAAAGTCAAACACCAGATCAAAAAGCTGCAAGTGTTAGTTTAAACGAAAAATTAACAACTGCACTAGGCTTTGGCGCAGGCGGTTCAATGAAAGCAACATTGTCAGGTATAGGAGATAGTATTAAGAATGCAACAACTAATCTATCAAATCCTTCTGATATTTTATCTGGTGCATCTACTGCAATTACAGGTGCGGCAAGTAAATTAGGTATTAACGTAGGTGATATGAGTAGCGGACTAAGTGGATTACCGGGCGGTGCAGCCTCTGTAGGGACATTAGTTAATTTAGGTACACAAGCAAAATCATTATTAAGTTCTGTGTCAAGTAGTTCAGGTTCTGGATCAGAAGAAAGTGTGTTTGATCCAAACGGAACTAATGCACAATTAGAAAGTAATTCAGCATTAAATCGAGGTCTATCTAAAGCACTTGGTGTAGATCAAGGTGGCGCACTACGTAATGCATTAGAAGGTGCAGGTACATCATTACAGTCTGTGTCAGGTGCTATTAATGTCCCGGGTATGCCTAGTATACCAGGAATTCCTAACATTCCTGGAGTAGGAAGTATCACCGGTGCATTGAATGGAATTGCCGGAGTAGGTGCAACATTAGGTGCAGCTATGGGATCATTAGGTACTGATCCAAAATCTGCGATTGCAGGATTAAAAGATAAACTATCAGGCGGGGCCGCTAGTTTACAGTCACTTGCCAGTACTGGTTTGGGTGCAGGAGATTTGGCTAAATTATCAGGTTCTATAAATGCAATTGGCGCAGGTGGACCAGTCGAAGTTAAGTTACCTACAATAGCAGCTGATACTATGGATTTTGGTCCTATGATGGCTCAGGCTAAAGAATTATTAGGTGGCGCCGGCAGCAAGGTTCCAGGATTATCGTTTGGTAGTATGCCACTTAGTGCATTTAAAATGCCAACTGCCGCACAAGCAAAAGAGTATGATAGATTAAAAGAAGAATTGACGAAACAAGAAGATTTACAATGGGATTTACGAAAAGCCTATTATGATTTAAAAGAAAAATCAGGTCCAGATAGTGATGCTACGATAGCCGCAAATACAGTGTGGAAAGATTGTTGTAAAAAAATAGAAACTATTAAGCAAGATATGTCAAAAGCAGTATCATAAATATTATATTAGGAACAAATATGCCAACATATACCGGGTTTAGTACCCAACATATCAATCAAGTAAATTCTACATATCGTCCGGGAGTTGAGGGTGGTGTGGGTGTAGTGAACACTATTGCTAATAATAACAAATCCTATAAACTATCTGACGAACAAACTATCATACAAAGTTTAATAAATGCATTTAATATACCCCAGGGTCAAAAGCCTGGAAAACCCGATTATGGGACTACATTATGGAGTTTTATATTTGAACCCAATGTATTGCAGGTTCAAATTGATTTAGAAAAAGAAATAAGACGTGTGGCTAGTTTAGATCCTAGAGTCATTTTAAATTCTATAATAGCGAGTCCACATGAAAGTGGTATAAGTGTAGAAATTGAGATGGCTATAATACCTTTTAATATTCCTAGAACAGTAAATGTATTCTTTGACCAGAATACTAATTCTGCATTTAGCAGTTAAAAATGGTGTTTTTTTGTATGATAAATATATAAAAGAGATATAAACTTATGGCCACAAGTTCTAGACAGTCCAGCATATTTGGTGTAAATGATTGGAAAACAATCTATAAATCATATAAGCAGGCTGATTTTCAAAGTTATGATTACGAAACATTACGTAAATCGTTTGTAGATTACCTACAAACATATTATCCTGAGACATTTAATGACTTTGTAGAGAGTTCGGAATATGTAGCATTACTTGATATTATCGCATTTATGGGTCAAAGTTTAAGTTTCCGTGATGACTTAAATACCCGTGAAAATTTTATTGATACTGCTGAACGCAGAGACAGTATTATCAAATTAGCCAACTTAGTTGGATATAATCCAAAGCGTAACAATGCCGGACAAGGATATTTAAAAATATCATCAATACAAACTACTGAACAAGTTAAAGATGTTAATGGATTAAATCTAAGTAACATAGTTGTGTTATGGAATGATAATGCAAATCCAAATTGGCAAGAACAGTTTAACACTATAGTTAATGCTGCATTGATTGACTCACAAAAAGTTGGTCGTCCTGGAAATAGTAAATCAATATTGAATATTAAAACAGATGAGTATAGTGTAAACATTCCATCTGGAGTTAAACCTACTGCACCGTTTACTGCTACAGTTAACGGAACCAACATGAATTTTGAATGCGTAAGTGTTTCTAGTGTTAATTCAACTGACGTATATGAATTGCCACCGGGCCCAAATGGTATATTTAACATGTTATATCGTAATGATAGATTAGGTTATGGTAGCCCTAATACTGGATTCTTCTTATATTTTAAGCAAGGGGCATTACAAACATTTCCATTTACTATTACTGAACAAATTAGTAATCAGGTAGTAGATATTAATATACAGGGTATTAATAATACTGATACATGGTTATATAGTTTAGATAGTACTACCAATGCATTGACACAGTGGACTCAAGTAGAAAGTATCTATGCAAATAATCCACAAAAATCAACAGCCATAAAAAATTATTATAGTGTAATATCACGTTTCAATGACCAAGTAACTTATACTTTTGGTGACGGTGTTTTTAGTACAATACCAGTTGGTAACTTTATAGCGTACATACGTTCTGGTAATGCGTTAACCTATACAATAAATCCTGGCGAAATTCAAGGTACGTCTATTACATTAAATTATGTAAGTCGTGTTGGTCGTGTAGAAACATTGACACTAACTTTAGAACTACCATTACCAATATCAAATGCACAAGCACGTGAATCATTACAAGATATTAAAGAACGTGCACCACAACGTTATTACTCACAAAACCGTATGGTTAACGGAGAAGACTATAATAACTTTCCATATACATTGTATAGTTCAATTATTAAAAGCAAGGCTCTTAATCGCAGTAGTGTAGGAGTAAGTCGTAACTATGATTTATTAGACCCAAGTGCAAAGTATTCAAGTACAAATGATTTCAGTGATGATGGTGGTTTATATTTGGATGATAAAGATGGCTATACTAATTTTACTGCTAATACTACAAATGATATTGTTAAGTTTTTAACAGAAACACTAAACAATGAATTAAACAATCATCGTTCATTTCAATATTACACACAACACTATAGAAGATATGCAGTCAATGCTGGTACCGGTGATGGTACTGTAACTTGGCACCAAACTTCATTTAATTCATTAGAATCTACTGGATACTTTAAAAACTTTTCAGGATCAATTCCAATTGGTGTATATAGTACAGGTAATGTTAGATTTATTACTGAGGGTGCGTTATTAAGATTCATTGCTCCTAGTGGAAAATTCTTTGACCAAAACAATAGATTAGTTGAAGGTCTACCTACTGCAACAGACATTACATATATTTGGACTAGCGTTGCTAGTATTGTGGGAGACGGTAATAATAACGGCGAAGGTAATTTAAGTAGTGGTTTTGGCCCGGTCATACTTAACAATCCAATTCCAGACGGAGTAATATTAACAACTGTATTACCTTCGTTCACTAACTTATTGCCTAATACCGTAGTACAAGAATGTATCACACAAATCAATTTGAATCAAAGTTTCACACTAACATTCAATAACTCATTATTAGCCAACCAAACACGTTGGGCAGTAAGTGATTATAACAATTCATTATATTTTGTTAAATTTCAAAGTTTAGGTAGCAATCGTTATTTGGTTACATATAAATCTCTTGCATATTACTTTGGTAGCGTAAACAATATACGATTTACTTTTAATAAAAATAGCGTTATATATGACCCAGTGACTGGAAAATTATTACAAGATTATATAAACATTCTAAAAGTGAATAGTCAATTTGATAGTAACTATCCAATATGGAAAGACATTAAATTAAGTGTTGTTGGTCAATTGGTTGAAACTGACGGATACGTTGATGACTATAGTGTTGAAGTATCAAGCACAGACCCTAATGTGTCAGGGGTTATCAAAGAACCTGATATTTTTTATGAGATGACAGGATACGAAACCGGCAAGCCCAATAAAAATCATTTTGTATTCTTTGAACAAATAACGGATATAAACTTATTGACAAAGTATAAAATGATATCAACTAGTGATGTAAATTATGCTTTTGGTACCCGTGCAGACATTGCATTAGTCAAGTACGATTATGCTGTTGGTCAAATATATTATGCAACAATAGAAGATGCGTTCTATATTTCTGTTAGTGATAAATCTAATGTAAATATAGTTAATTTAGTACAATCAACTAATTATTTTGCTAAGACGGGTAGACAGGGATTAAGTTTTCAATATCGTCATAATAGTAATAACACAACACGTATTAATCCGGGCACTACAAATATAATTGATTTGTATGTAGTGACTCAAAGTTATTATGTTGATTATAATAATTGGTTGAAAGATGTAACTGGTAAAGTAATGAAACCATCAGTGCCGGACATTAATGAATTAACATTGGCTTATAGTAATATCAATAAGTATAAAATGTTGACAGATAGTGTTATTCTCAATAGCGTAGTGTTCAAACCTTTATTTGGAAATAAAGCAGATCCGCAGTTACGTGCAACAATCAAAGTAATCAAAGCAAGTTTAACTACAGCCAGTGATAGTGAAATACGTACTGCTGTGTTAGGTGAAATTAATAGTTATTTTAATATTGACAAT